GTATGACAGTGTCTTCTGCTATTATGGGGTTATCGAATACAACTCATTCAACCATATCAAACATAACTGGTACAATTACAGCAGGCCTGAGTCTCAAAGGTGGAACAAGTGGTGCCAATGCTATGGTGTCAATAGTTAACACTTTGACTACAAGTATTCCTACGGATATTCAGCAGTACTTTACTGCTGTCTCTTATTTTGATTATGAGGATGAGGCTAATGAGAACAAGAAGAATATTAGACTAATTGATGTAGCATATATCCAATCGCTAGAATCAGAATTCAAAAGGTTACTTGCATCATGAGTTTGAATCCGGGACAATGTGATGTTAAAAGGATGTCAATAACCGATCATAAGAAATCGATCAAAATTGATAAAGATACTGCTAATGCTAAACTTATTGAGTACATTGATACCATCAACATATATGAAAGTATTTTTACATCCCATATAAACGCAGATATTTCATTCCTTGATGGTGCTAGTTTTAAAGAGAGGTTCAACATCTCGGGCGACGAGGATTTTGAAATAGAATTTCTAGGTTATGGAAATGATACACCATTAAAGTATAAACTCAAGGTTGTTGAGATGGCTAATCTAATACCAAATAACAATCTTAGAGCTAAGAACTTTACATTAAGGCTAACAAGCCCGGAGTTACTAATTGATAGTGCATCATCTATTGCCAAGAGTTATTCAGCTGGAACAAAGATCATATTACAGGATATTATTCAAAAGTTTCTAAGTAGTAAAAAGCAGCTATTCATTGAAGAGACAAAGGATCCTCCCACACTGGTCATACCATATCTGAGTCCTTTCCAGGCTATTGATTTTGTGAGACAACGCGCTGTTTCATCCAAGTATAAATCATCGACCTTCTTATTCTTTGAGACTAATCAACAGTATAATTTTGTAACCATTGAAGGGTTACTTGATAGAGGATCTAAGGCTAAAAAACAAAAGTTCATGCAGCGAGAGGATGTGTCTCAGAATGTGAAGGGTAACCAGGCATCGATTACGGACAAAGACTCGTTCCATCTATTCTTTAACTACACAGTCAAAGATTTATTTAACCTTAACAACTATTTTAAAAATGGTGCTGTACAATCTGTAGTGACTGAGTTTGATATAACTACTAAACAAGTAAAGAAAAGATTGTTTCAGAATAAGCCTGGATCTAAATTGTTTTTTGAGTTTGCTGATGCAAGGAATCCAGACATAAGCACCACATTGTTCAATGGTTATTCAAAGTATAACATTAAACCATACTTTGTTCCCTTTGCAAAGTATAAAGACTCAACTAACCAAACATCTAACTTTGTTTATGATACTTTGTTAGAGCGTATATGTTACGCTAATTTATTTACACATGAGAAAACGTATGTTGATATTCCAGGAAATACATTACTTAAAGCTGGAGATATTATTGAGTTAGAGATTCCAAAGTATGAAGGCCAAGAGTCAAAAAAAGGTAGGAATGATATGGATAGTGGGATGTACTTAATTACCTCAATTAAACACTCCATAAAGATTGCAGATTCTAGTAAGTATGATACTCATCTTGAGTTAATGAGATTTGGTAAAGGAGTGTATGAAAAATGACAACAGCTGCTATTGGTGAAGAGGGATTTCGATGGTTTATTGGTGTAATAGAAGACAGAGAAGATCCCAAAAAGCTAGGTAGAGTTCGTGTCCGAATTTATAACGTACACCCATTCACTGCAGGTGGAGCTCCTGATAAGATTAATGTTCCAACAGAGCATTTACCATGGGCTTCTCCAATCAACTCTATTATTAGTGCAGGAATATATTCTGGTAGCATTAAAGATGGAGTAGGTATCAGTCCTACTGGTTTAATGGTTAACTCTACAGTATTTGGATTCTTCTTAGATGGTAACGAGTGCCAGATGCCTGTTATTTTTGGATCTATTGCAGGTCTAGCTGGTACCACGGAACAGAACGAACTTCCAAAACCTTCAATAAATGAGAATTCTGCTGGTGGTTTAAAGAGTCAAAAGAATGTGGGAGCGTCAGGTCCATTTCCTGGAGAACCTGGTTCTCCTTACGCAGCTAAATATCCATATAATAAGGTATTCCGAACCGAGAATGGTCACCTTATTGAGATTGATGATACACCATCCAATGAACGTATTCATATTATGCACAAAACAGGTGCGTATGTTGAAATTAATAGAGATGGTGAAATTGTAATAAAAGCAGTTGATGATAGGTTTGATGTTACACAGGGTAATAATAATCAATACGTTGGTGGTAACTTTAACGTAAAGATCAAGGGTAATGTTAACGTAAATGTTGATGGTACCTATAATGTGACATCAAGTGGAAATATGAAATTTACAGCTCCAAGGATAGATTTGAACTAATGCACAAATTTGTTATTTTACTTAATGGTGAGTTAAAGACTTACACCGCATTTGAGGATATTCCTCAATCTTTTGATAATCTTATTGAGTTTAGACCAGCAGCTCCTGAAGGTCCTCACACTGAGAGTGAACATGAACTTATAGATCAGTGGAATGAAAAACTTCAAGAGCTACTAAAAAGAGAAACAAAATAATGCCAGCTGTAACAAGAATCGGGGATGCAGACGTAACCCATTGTAGTACACCTAACAGAGCTCAAGGCTCGGGTAGTGTATTCTGCAACGGTATTGGTGTTAGTAGACAAGGTGATAATAACACCACACATCTATTACCAGGTGTACCCTGTCCATCTCATGCTTCTCCTATAGCTGCTGGTTCTTCAACGGTTTATATTAATGGTAAGGGGTGTGGGAGAGTTGGAGATGCTATATCCGGTTGTACATCTGTAGCAGCTGGATCTTCAAACGTATTTGCCGGAGGATAGATGGCAACAAACTATGCTGATAAATTTACTGTAACGTCGCTTAGAGATGAGCGCTATAGTGATTTTTATATGAACTTGGATAAGAACTTTGGTACCAAAGACATAGCTCGTCTAACAAACGAGGATGCTGTTGTAGCTTCGTTACGTAATATTATATTCACTAGAAAAGGTGAGAGACCTTTCTTTCCTGAATTTGGATGTAATGTACTCGGCTTACTATTTGAAAACTTCTCCGCCTTCACCTCAGACTCAATAGATACGGAAATAAGAACTGCCGTTGAAAACTTTGAGCCAAGAATTCAAACAATTAGTAGTAAGGTAGAGGAGAATCAAGATGCCCACTCCTTTACTCTTCTCCTATATTACACGACAATAAATAATCCAGAAACTGTATCCGTCAGCTTCCTCCTTACTAGAATAAGATAACATGGCCAACTCATCAATCAATCTAGTAGATCTAGATTTTAATGCAATTAAAACTTCTTTAAAGAACCACTTATCCAGTCAGGCTAAGTTCAGGGACTATGATTTTGATGGTTCTAATATGAGTGTTCTTTTAGATGTCCTGGCATACAATACCTACATGAACTCTTTCTACCTCAACATGGTGGCAAGTGAGATGTTTCTGGATACTGCTCAACTTAGAGATAGTGTTGTGTCGCATGCCAAGGAGCTCAACTATATCCCTAGATCTTTTAGATCTGCGTATGCAAATGTAAATATCTCCATCACACCCGCTTCTAATACAACATCCATTGTTATACCATCTAAGACTGCATTCACAGCTAGGCTGGGATCAAATACTTTCAACTTTGTCACGTCTGATGCAGTATCGATTGCTAATAGTGCTAGTGGAGTGTTTTATGCAAATAACATACTAATATATGAGGGAAGCTATTCAACGGATACGTTTATTAAAAATGATGCAATAACTAACCAGAGGTTTGTACTTAATAATCCTAACATTGACACTACCAGTATAGAGATGACCGTCACTGAAAACAGTGGCGCAAATGTGTACGTGTATACACAAGGATTTTCTCTTTTTGGAGTCAATGGAAATACTCAAGTATTTTTTATTCAATCTGCAGAGAATGAAGCCTATGAAGTTATCTTTGGTGATAACTCATACGGACGGCTACCAAAAAATGGTGCTATTATTGACGTAACGTATAGAGTATGTAATGGTGAATTACCAAACGGTGTTGATAACTTTATTAATAACTCTAGTATTGATGGACACTCTAATGTATCAATAGTGATTAATGCTGAGGCATCTGGTGGTTCAATCAGCGAGTCCATAGAGTCGATCAAGTATAATGCACCTAGAAGTTTTCAGACACAAGAGCGTGCTATAACTGAAGGTGATTTTGAGATATTACTGACAAGAGAGTTTCCAGAAATACAAGCTATTAGTGTATATGGAGGGGAAAAAGAATCTCCACCTCAGTTTGGTAAGATTTTTGTATCGGTAAAATCAAGTAGCTATGCTGAAGTACCAAACGGTAAAAAGGCTAGCTATATTACATACCTACAAGATAAAGTACCACTTGGATTCTCAGTGGAAGTTGTTGATCCTGATTATGTATACCTGTTCATTGATTCCACAGTAAAGTATGACCCTAATGTTACAACTCTCAATGATGAGCAGATCAAGTCAAAAGTACTTCAGAAGATTGCTGAATTCAACACAACATACTTGAATGATTTTAATAGAACATTTAGGTATAGTAACTTTGTAACCTCAATAGATTCCGCAGACTCAAGTATCATTAACAATGATACAAATGTACTAGCGTTTATTAACTTAATACCAACAATTGATACTCCTACTAATTTTGCTATCAATTTTCATGCATCCATTCTACCAACAACACCGTCCGAATCAAGTCACGCTATAGTATCCGATCATGGTATAAGCTCCACTCCTTTTGTATCAGAAGGACTCACAGTAGAGTTGGAAGATGATGGTGTCGGTAACATACGTATGGTTAGAAGTTCAGGTACTGATCACGTTGAAGTTAGAAAGGTAGGTACTATAAATTATGAAACAGGTGAGATAGTAATCACTGGTCTCAATGTGACAAGCTATACAAGTGGAGCAATTAAATTATATGCAAAGATGGCATCAATGGACTTCTCTTCAACTCTTCAAAATGTATTAATTCTAAGTACAGAAGATGTATTAATTAATATGGTGCCGGATACAAGATGAGAGATATAGAAGATAACATTGCTATTCAAGTTAGCAACCACTTTCCTGAATTCTATAGAGAGCAGGGTAATAACTTTGTTGAGTTTGTAAAAGAATACTACAACTGGACTCAGCAGACTAATAATGTAACTTTCTATACAAGAAACTTATTAGAGTATCGTGATATAGATAAGACTCTTGATGAGTTCCTTGTATTTTATAAAAACAAGTATCTTACATCATCTCCATTCTATGAAGAGCGTACCAAATCAAATATTAAGTTCTCCTCTGATTTCTTCACATCCAAAGGAACTGAGCAAGGCACGAAGCTAGCGCTTAAAGAGATATATGGAGCTTCAGACGCTGAGATATACCTACCAGGTAAAGATGTTATCAAAGCATCAGATGGTGAGTATTATGTTCCTGTTTATCTTGAAGTTTCACTATCATCTAAAACAAGTAGTTTCCTCAATCAGTTTATTACTGGATCTACTTCCGGTGCCACAGCATTTGTAGAGAGTGTTGGTAGACGATCTGTTTCCGGAAGATTCTTCGATATATTATATCTCTCAGCAGTCAAAGGTAATTTCCTGTTTAATGAAATCATATCAAGTGATGGTAACTTATCTGATTGTCCGTTTGTTATTGGATCAATGACTAGTGTTGATATTATTAACCAGGGTCAAGATTTTGAGATAGGTGATATTGTTGATGTAATATCTAATAGAAAAGGTAAATTGGGTAAGGCACGAATTGACGGTACGGAAATTGCCTCTGGCAAGGTCAGATTTACTTTGTTGTATGGTGGAACCTGTTATGGTTCAAATACTCAAACAACTACTGCTAATCTAACACTAGGTATTGAAAATAAAGCATCTGCCAACTCAGATATCAGAGACTTCTATGAGTTCGAGACGGTTATTCAGCCAATGTCTAACATAGCTTTCAATAACTCGTCTGTTAACTTTGCGTTTGGTGGATTAGTTGTTGGTGCTAACTCTACTGCCAATGTTGCAACCGGTAGAGTACTTGGTAAAACACAAAAGACGATTACTGGAAGATTATCTGCTAACTCAACATCCAATGTAGTAACGGGTTTACAGACATCGTTTACAGGTGAGATAGCCAACAATAATTTTATTAAATTTCAAGCTTGTACAGCCACTTTCCAAGTTAGTACTGTTCAAAATGATAGTACACTTACATTGACCACAAACGGTCCAGATGTTTTTGCTAATGATGCTTCTTTAGCTAATGGTAGTGTTATGGTTATTGTTGAGTCAGGTAGTTTTACAGGTGCAACAAGTATAGTTGATACTAATGCAGTCATAACGCTGGTTACAAACGTATCGGCCACTGCTTCTGTGCTAGGATCAACTAATACAAGATTGGGTGTCTATAGCAACGTTAATTCATTCTCTGCAAATGGATATAACTATCTCTATGGGTCTGTATCTGGAGTGACTGCAAATGTATCAACTGTTGGTAGGGGTTCCGGTGCTGGATACGAGATTGGTCCGATAGAGACAGAAGACTCTATTGTTATTAATACAGACTTAATTGCTGATTACCTTAATGTATCATTGAATTCTACATCTTTTGGTCTTCCTAAATTACCAACAGCAAATATATCTACCATCATCATATATGCTTTAACAAGAGTGCCTTATGAGATTGGTTTTATTAAATCCATCACAGGAATTAACCCTGGTTCTAATTATAACATCAATCCTTTTGTTTTGCTAAGAGACCCATTCACATACAAGTATGAGCTCCGCGATCAACGTATCCAAATTGATACTCAGAATGGAACCTTTGTTGCAGCTGAGGATGTAACTCAGGAAGTATCTTCTAACTGTTTTGATATGAGGATTTCTGGATCAGCATTGGCACCATCGGCTTTTGAGATAATGGTACAGAATACTGGATCTGGTGATATATACGCAAATATTGTTCAGTCAAATACATCCTTTGTTAGAGTAGAAACTAATGTACCTTTTGTTAACTCCACTCTTAGTACTGTTCTAACAGGAACTGTAACATCTAACCTCACAAGCCCACAAGTCAATGGTACTGGTACGTCTTTCACAACAGAAGTTGCAGCTAATGACTTCATCAAGTTCTCTGGAAACGGTGCTGTATATAGAGTATCAAGTATCACAAATAACACAGTACTAACACTTTCTTCTAACTCAGTACTAATCACAGGTTCCAATACTCTATTCAAGGTCAACAACGCCGTAAGAAACATTCCTTCTGATTTGTTCTACTTCGTAAACACTGCAATTTCAAATACCTTTTTGAAGATTGCACGTGGTAGTATTATTAACGCTGACAGTACTTTCATGACTATACGACCTATCACACTTAGCGCTACTTTCAAAGAAGGTGTCAGGTTTGGTGGACAAATATCAGGTGCATCAGCTAACGCTAGATTTATTGTTAACGATGCTAACACACTATTCGTTGGTAATAACGGTATTGTAAATGCTTACGCAGGTGTAGCAACTGGTGCAATAACAGACATAACAATTGTCAATTCCGGTCTTGCATACGAGCAAGATGAGATTGTTATAATTAGAAAAGAAACAACAGAAATAGTTGCAGAAGCTACTGTTAACCTAATTAATCAGGGTGTTGGTGAGGGATACTTTAAATCTACAAGAGGCTTTTTAAACAGCGATAAATACATCCATGATGGTGATTTCTACCAATTCTATTCGTATCAGGTAAAATCAGCTCTGCCTCTTGAACTGTACAGAGACACCCTCAAAAAACTAACTCACATGGCAGGAACTAAGTTGTTTGGATCAATGATTAAAACAACCACTGCTAACTTGTCTATTACAACTACCGGTGTAACTATAGAAACATGAGCTTACTAATTACAAATAACATGAGGTTGTTCAGTATCGAGCACTTCATAGAATCTTTCACAGAAGAAAACTTCAACATCTACTACTGTTTTATAGGTGCACCTCTTCCTTTTAGTGATGACAACAACCCACCTGAGATTCAGGATAATACTCAAACAGTATTGGTTGATAGTTATGATAATATGTTATACGGACGACGCGTTACTGCAAACGACGTTATTAGAGTTGTTCCTAGATACGATTGGGTGACTGGCACAGTATATACTAAGTATACTCACACTGCCACTAATCTAAAAGATAAGGCGTTCTATGTTGTTGTTGATGAAGGTTCTGCTTACAATGTCTTTAAGTGTCTTGATAATAATAAAGGAGCCAGTTCAACTATAGCTCCAAGTTTGACTGAGACATCGGCAGGAGATGACTTCTATTTCTCAGCTGATGGTTATCAGTGGAAGTATATGTATTCTATCACTCCAGCAAATTTTGATAAGTTTGCAACTGCTGATTTTATTCCAGTATATCCAGATGCTAATGTTGTAGCCAACGCTGTCAATGGTGGTATAGAGAATATTGAGATTACTAGCTCAGGAAATAACTACATTGCCACCTCTAGTGGAACTTTCCAAGAGATTGCAACTTTTGGTAATCCAAGATCCTTTTCAATAGATCCTTCCACAGCTTCTTCAAACGCTAACTTTTATAATATGAGTGCACTGAAGATAACTGCTGGAGTGGGAGCTGGTCAACAAAGAAAGATTACTGGATATACTGTATCAGGTACAGTAAGAGTTGTGACAGTAGAAACACAATTCGATGTGGAGCCAACAACGGATTCATCATATGTGATATCTCCACTTGTTACTATTACAGGAGATGGATCCGGAGCTCTTGCGCGTGCAGTTGTAAATACTACAACTAAGGGAATACACTCAATTGAAATTACGGATAGAGGTGAATTCTATACATACGCTAGCGTAACATTTAGTGGCAATACAGGTGGATTGGATGGCGGTGCTGCGGCAACTGTGATTATTAGTCCTAGAGGTGGTCATGGTAGCAACGCAGCTGCAGAGTTAGGATGTCATTCTATATGTGTAAGTGCTAAATTTGATAGTGGAGCATCTGATGGTAAGATTATAGATGAGAATGACTTTAGAGTTGTAGGTATTCTTAGTGATCCAAACTTTACGAGAGCTGATCTATCAATCAGTAATAACTCTGGTGGTTTTGAAACAGGAGAGACTATTACTCAGTATCTTGGTTCTCCCATCTCTGAAGTAGTTGTTGTAAATCCAGGTTCTGGATATACTTCAAACGCAGCCATTGTCATTGGTGGCGTAAGTAGTAACCTTGCAACTGCTTTTGGTATAGCTAACTCTACTGGTAAAATTGCTTCTGTAAGAGTTACTGATAGTGGGTCAGGATATCTGTTACCAACTATAACTTTTGGTCCTCCTACTGCTATCACATTTAACGCCAATACTAATGTCAATGATACTGATGAGTTCATTACGCTTGCAAACAATGTATTCCAAAATAATAGTATAGTAACTTATCGTACATCTACTGGTAATACCGTCATCAGTGGATTAGCCAATAACACATCATATTATGTTGTACAAGCAAATTCAACAGGTATAAAGTTATCTTCCACCCTTAACGGGACAGCAATAAATCTTACAAAAGGTCTTACTCAGACTGGACATAATTTGATTGGTGAAACAGCAACTGGAATTGCGACGCTAAATACAAATAAACAAGCTGTGGCGAATGGTACGGTTGTATCATTCAGCGCTGGTCAGCTAGTCCTAGCAAATGTTCATGGGTTTTTCCAGCAGGGAAATAGTACGCTGGGATTAGTTACAGGTGAAGCGTCAGGATATACAGCTGTTGTTGACTCCGTATCTCAACCAGGTACTTACTTTGATCAAACTGTAAGATTAACCGGTTCTTTACAGACAGCACAGAATTTTGCTGAGGATGAATTGATTACTCAAGCAAACGGCGGTAATGGATATTACTACAGTTCAAACAATACTGTTTTAAGAGTTGTAAATAAAAAAGGAATTATCAGTATCACGGATCCAGATACAAGTCGTTTCGTGTTGGGTGACGAGTCGGATGCGCGATTCCTTGTTACAAATACTGCTGGACCGGATATTATAGATGGATCGGGTAATATTTTATATCTTGAAAACTTCTCTCCAATTACCAAAACTGCTGGGCAAACAGAAACAATCAAATTAGTACTTGATTTTTAACAGAGGATTAAATGGCATCACTCGACACAAACTTTAATGTAACACCTTACTTCGATGATTACAGTGAAGATAAAAACTTTCATAGAATTCTTTTCAGACCGGCTGTGCCTATCCAGGCTAGAGAGTTAACTCAGCTCCAGACGATCCTTCAAAATCAGGTCGAGCGTTTTGGCGACAATATCTACAAGCAAGGTACAATCATTAAGGGTTGTACCTTTTCGTATGATTATAATTACACCTATATTAAGATTAATGATTTAAAAGTTGATGGTCTTCCAGCACTACCTTCTGATTACGCTAATCTTTATGCTGTAGATACATCTTCTAACTTACAGGCTATTGTGGTTAATGCAGTTAATGGTCTTGAATCTCAAGATCCCGTTACAAATCTACTATTTGTCAAGTATTTGAATACTGGTTCAAATCAGAAAAAAGCTTTTGCAAATAACGAAACAATAACACTATACAATCAGGATTACCGTTTAACTGGTGTCACCATAACTAACGGTGGTACTTTATACGATAACTCGGACTTCCTTATTTTTACTGGAGGAAGTGGTACGGGTGCTGAAGCAAATGTCACAACATATTCCAACGGAACAATCAAAGCAATTACTTTCTCTGCATTCGGTAATGGCTACATAACTGCCCCTACAATAACTGTTAATACATCAACTGGATCAAGTGCTAACTTACTTGCTATCAACTATGAAGCACAAGTTACTGTATGTAATGGATCATTCTCAGCAAATAGTAATACAACAGGTACAAGTATATCTACTAACCCTGTTGGTACCGGCACTGCTGTTACTATTAGTGATGGTATTATCTACCAAAAAGGTCATTTTGTTAGAGTAGAGCCACAAACAGTTATAGTTGATAACTTTAGCAGAACTCCAAATAATGTTGTTCTGGGATTCTACACAGAAGAGTCGATTGTAAATAACTCATTAGATTCTACACTACTTGATAATGCTCAAGGATATTCAAATTACACAGCACCAGGTGCCAATAGATTAAAATTAACTCCTATTCTACAGGTGTTGTCAAAACAAGCAGCAGATGCTAATACTGAGTTCTTTAAAATCATTGAGTTTGAAAATGGTAGTGTATCAAAAAGAAAAACTGAGACTGAGTTCAATTCTATTGATAAGAAGCTGGCTCAGCGTACAGCGGAAGAAAGCGGTGATTATGTTGTACAGCCTTTTGTAATTAATACAGAAGAGATTACTGGTAATACAACCCACTTGAAAGCAGTAATTAGTGCAGGTGTTGGTTACGTTGATGGTGAGAGAGTAGAGTTAAATGACTCAATAAGATTAAATGTTCGTCAAGGTACAGATACCAGAGTAGGTATGCAACAATCAATCGTTACTAACTACGGTAACTATGTGATTGCTAATCAGGTGCATGGTGTATTTGGATTCACTGCCGGCGATACAGTGAACCTAAGAAGTATCGCTGCAACAGATGTAACTGATAACATTGGTGGTGCTTCAACATCACCTGGATCAATAATTGGTACAGCTAAGATTAGATCAGTAGAGTTTCATAATGGAACCATAGGTACTCCTTCCTGCCAATACAGATTATACCTATTTGATGTCGTAATGTCAAGTAGCTTTAAGTTTTCAAGTGTTAGAAGTGTTCAGAAGACAGGTGCAGTTGCGGATGTAATATTTCCTTCAAACATGAGGCTAGCACTGCAAGATACGACATATGACTCGTTAGTGTTCCAGACTGGATATTCTGCTGTTAGTGCTATTTCTAATGCAGATTTCATTTACAGAACACTTACTTCTAATTCATTTAGCACAGGTGGAAATACCACTATTCAGCTTGCAGGAACTTATGACTATTTCCCATACACTGCCGGTAGTACATTAAATACTGTTCAAGAACAAGACTTCATTGTAATTCCAACAGTCAATGCTGTTAGTACAGTAAATCTTGCTGGATCTGCAACGGTATCTGGAAATGTAACAACTGGAACTGGAACATCGTTTGCAACAGCTCTAGAGGTGGGTGATTATGTTAAATTCACAACTAATAACACTATTGTGCGTGTAACATCAATTACTAACGCTATCAGTATGACTTTGAGTAGTGCTATTACAGCATCGGGTAATGTATCTTTAGCTTACCCAGCTAACATTCCTGTTAGACTGGATAGAGCAGGTGCTTCTATCACAATTGGTGCTCAGGGTAACACTGCAACAATCAGCTTAGGTACTGGAATAGCTGCAAGTGCAGCGGTGTCTGTTGTCCACAATGTCAAAGTATCGCCTGGTTCAAATATTATCCACAAAGCCAAGACAGTTGTTAAGGATGTGTATATTAAACTATCTACAGCTAGTATTACAGCTAATAATAAAGGACCATGGTCACTTGGTATTCCTGACGTATTTAATCTCAAGGCTGTTTACGTTGGGACAAGTAACACATATTCTAATACTTCAACAAACTACGCGTCTAGCTTTCAATTGATTGATGGACAGACTGACAACATATATGGATTGTCGCAGCTAAAGCTGAAGCCTGGTAGCACTATCTCTATAACAAATAGTAATTGCTTACTGGTTCGTGTTGATTTGTTTACACATGGATCCGGATATTACATAAGCACTAACTCATATCCAGTTGATGATGCAACATCAACATTACCAGCTAATAAAGTCAGAACATATCAGATACCTAATTTCTTGTCGCCTAAGACAGGAACAGTGATAAGTCTGAGGGATGTTGTTGATTTCAGACCAATAGTATCAAGTACAGCTAACACTGGTGCTGTTACAGTTGCCGCGGCAACAATTGATCCAGCTAACACTCATACTTTAACAGGGTCGATATATTTCCCTGCTCCGAATGAAGTGTTTGAGGCAGATGTAACGTACTTCATGCCACGTGCAGATCGTATTATTGTAGATAAGAATGGTAACTTCTATATTAAAGAAGGGATGCCAAGTAATAATCCCGTTCCTAGTACTATTCCAGATAAGTCAATGTCTCTTGGAACATTGCTAGTTCCTCCATTCCCTTCACTTTCTCCTAAAACTGCTGCAACAGCACAGCGTCCTCACTATGCAACTTTAGTAAAGACAGACCAGGTCAAGCGCTATACCATGAAGGATATCCGGCAGATAGAAGAACGTCTAGCAAGTCTTGAATATTACTCACTACTCAACACCTTGGAAAAGAATACTAAAGATTTAGTGATTCCAAGCGAAGCTAATACAGCCGTATCAAGATTTAAGAATGGCTTCTTCGTAGACCCAATGAATAACTATGACATAGCTAATCCAAACGACTATGAATTCAACTTCTTGATCGACACCGACAAGTCCCATGGTAGACCAGTCATCAGAGAGAAGAAGGTTGACCTATCTATAAACACATCTTCATCAACCAGTTACTCTAAAACGGGTGATTATGCAACATTAGGATATACCCATGAAGTAGCATTTGCTCAGTATCTAGCTTCGAAATCAAGAACAATAGCATCTCTGGCTTGGTCCTATCGTGGTGTTATGAGATTGTTCCCTGAGTATGATAATTATTACGATCTAACAAATAAGGCTACTAGCTTTACTTTTGATTTAGCTAAGCAAGTGGAGAAACTCACAAAATCTATTAGTGATAATTTTGTAGCTAAGAATAATTCAAAGACGGTGACTATTAACACTTCAGACTGGTCGCAAATTGGAGCAACATACACAGGAGCAGCACAGCAATCAGATGTAGTGGTAGCTAATGCTGGTATTCTCAAAGTAGATCAGGAAGCAATAAAAACAACCGTAACTAATACTACAACTGGTTCAATTGTTCCTGGTCAAACAGTACAGACTAGCCAGAATATTGGTGACTTTGTTACTAAGTTTGACTTCAACCCATTCATTAGAGCTCAGCAGGTTGAGTTTGTTGTTGTTGGACTAAGACCGGGTGCAAGGCATTACGTATTTTTTGATGAGAAAATTGTACAAAGTAGGCCTGGTCAAGTTGTTAGCATGGCTGATCTTAATGGTGGTACTGAAGGATTATCTGAGAGTACAAACTTCTCTTTTACTGGTCCGGTTGGTGCTAACCTTGTTGCAAATAGCACTGGTGGTTTGGCTGGTGCATTCTTTATACC